GTCTCCAGCTTTGAATTTATTAATATCTGCATCTGCTAAATTAATAACTGTAGTAGAGTGTCCAGTAGAAGAAGTTACTGCTGAAGCTACGTTACGCTTATCTCCTAGAAGTGATTTAAGAAGAAGGTCTGAGCGTGGAGCTGCGCCTTCAGTAGCGCCTGCCTTAAACTCTGTAGGTAATGACCCAGAGACTTCAGGTAGACCGTTACGAGGGGCCTTGCTTTCTACGGTAGCAGAAAGGACTTTAGAGTTAACTGTATTTCTGGAGTAATCAAACCCAGTAAAGTCTTCTAAGACTTCGATAGCTTCTGAAGTAGCTACAGGAGCGATATAAGTACCCTCTGTTACTTCTTCTTTAATGAAAATAGAGCTTCTGCCCTTGATTACGAAATCCATATTAACTCCTTAAGTAGGTACTCTGTATTTAATTGATAACGTAAGCGTTATCGTAATATTATCATTTTCTATGAGAGGCTCTGATAAGTCTAGAGGAGCTATATTGATTAGGCTAGCAGAGTCTATATTACCTGCTCGTCTATAAAGCTCTTTATAGATTAACTCCATATCTCCAGAGATAGCATTAATCTTATCTCTTAAGTCCTTATCCCCAGTAGACTTCTTAGGCATATGCTTCTGTAGAAGTATTACCTCAAAGTTATGGTCTATAGTAACGTACTTATTAACCCCAGAAGTAGAAGAAGCAGAGCCTACTCTTACACCAAAGTTTTTATCTGCTAGTTTATCGTTAATCTCAATATCATAAACGAATGGTAATGGACGATATGAAGGAAGAAGGTTAGCTACCTTATCTTCTACGAGTTTAGTTAATTCGCCTACTGCGCTCATAATCTCCCTACGAGAGTTACGATAGGGTCATTGGCCTCTGCTTCGTCCTGCTTTCCGTTATCGTTTATATCTACAGAAATAACAGGCCCGATAGACTCTCCAGCCAATGCCATATACTTATTAGCTAGCTGGCTCCAGTTATCGTCGGGGGAGTCTGATAGCCATGTAAATATTTTATTAAGGGTAGAGTACTTAGCAGACTGCCTAACTTCTTCTAAGTCTAGCAAATCCCATGCGTCTAAAGCTTTAGCAGCAGTACCAGTAATAGAGCTACCGTTAATCTTAACCCCTGAGCGTTTAAGCTCTGTAAGGATATCGTTACGAGCTACCTCATGGAAGCGCACGAAAGACTCCTGAGCGTCTGGTAAATGCTCCATGATAGAAGGATATTCTGCCACTAAGTCTAGGTCGTTAGAGAATAAAAGGTTAACCCCCTTAAGCGCTACAGTCCCAGCAGTAGGAGTAATCTTATACCAGTACAGCTCAGTACTTACTAAGGTGGTCTTGGCTTCGTTCGTTTGGTTTTTATCCCATTGGATAAATGCAGGACGGGTTAGCCCGAAAGTCTCATCTATCAAACCATAACACTCTAACCAAGTAGAGCCGTTATAATATTGTACGGTTAAGCTTCTGCTTCCTGAATATTCAGGGATATTAAAATAGAGATTGTGGATAGGTTTATAGTAACCGATTAGTAGCGACTTAGTACCGTCGAAGATAACTGAGCATTCTATATACTCGTAGCGACTCTGCTTAACTGATAAGTCTGTACCGTCGTAATTAATCTTTAGCATATAACCCCTAGACGTAAGAAGGGAGCCTATTGCTAGGCCCCCTGAGAATCATTTAACTAAAAATTAAACCCCGTCTGAGCATCGAATCATAAGAGCAGACTTACCTACAGAAGCGTTAGCTTGGCCAATCTGAAGAGACTTAACTCCGTACAGACAGTCCATAGCTTTCTTCTTAGCACCTACTCCATGGTCGATATCGTCCTGCTCTCCGATAGCTGGAGACTTCTGGAAGCCGTAAGCAATAGCGCCTTCTTCGGCCATAAAGTAAAAGCCGTCAGCGAGAAGGTTATGCTCAATAACTGGAATACCGTAAACTTTACCGATAAGACCAGAGGCCAAAACGTCAGACCCGAAAGCATCGACTCTAGTAAACTCGTCGATTTTAAGGAGAGCTGTCATCTGGTCAGCCGCTACGAATAGACGAACTTTAGACATATCAGCTTCATTCTTCTTAAGATACTGACGCATTTCGAGTACAAGGTTACGAGTGATAGCTACTGCTGAGCCAGAGCATTCGCCTGCGTCTGCTACTACAGAAGCTAATACTTTAGCATCGAAGTAACGGCCATGGGCAGAAGCAGCTCTAGATACAGTCTCAAGCTCCCAGTCAAGTGTAGACTGGATAGCGTCGTTAGGGTCGATAATCCACTTAATGTACGCTGGGATATTAAGAAGAAGTGTGTCTACAGAAGACGTTAGGGCCTGAGCATCTAGCGTACCTCCTGAGCTTCTTTCAGCAGCAGTAAACGAAGTAAGAGCAGGGAAAGAAATAGATTTAACTCCCTTAACTGCGAACTTAGATACGTCCATAAAATAAGAAGCGAAGATAGAAGAAGCTTTAAGCTCTTTCTGAGCCATAGCTGCAATAGCAGCCTGCTTAGTAGCAGTAGTCTGCGTATTTCCAATAATTGTGTCGGCCATTGTAACCCTCCATGGGTAAGTTTATTATTTAAAAGTCTTACTAATATATTCTTTTAACTCCGAAGCGCTCATGCTCTCCATATCTACCGTACCTGCTGTACCAGTATTAGAAGGCTTTCCTGTATTCGCTCCGATAGGCCCTTGTACTTTCCATAGGTACGGGCTTTCTTTTTTAACTTCTTCGATAAAGCGCTTAGCTACTTCGTCGTTAAAGTCTAGGTTATCTTCGTCTAACCCTTCCTTTAGAAAGCTCTTAAGTTGTGGTCTATTCATAATCTCGTCGATGTTATGAACGTCTCCAGCATACTTAGAAATCTTATCCTTAACTGCCTGAGTAACGACTTTCTTTTTCGTCTTACCTAGCTCGTCAAGCGCCTGCCTTGCTTTCTTCTTCTCAGCTTCTAATTGAGCTGCTAAGTCTCCAGAGTCGGCCAACTTCTTCGCTTCTAAATCTTCCTTCTCTTTCAGGACAGCTTTATACTTATCCTTATAGTCCTGCGACTCTTTGAGAAGACGAGCATTAGTAGCTTGTAGTCTTTCTGCGTCTAAATTGTTTTTGGATTTTTCCGCTTCCAGCTCTTCAGCCGTTAGCTCGTGTGAGCGTTCGCTCATAACCTTACTCCTATTTAAATATGCTTAATCGCATACTGTCAAACTTTTACTTTATATTCATTTTTACAGTAAGAAATTTCTTAACCCTACCCTTCTGTAGACCTATGGCCTTGGTCAGAGCTTCAGTAATCTTATTCTGTATTAGTCTATTAAACTTCTCATTAGGCTTAGTTGGCAATAGTCTACGTACAGGAAGTTTACCAGCGCCTTCATTATGCCACTTCCATTTCTCATCTGAGGCAGTAAGCTTGCCAGTCTTAGGGTCGTACTCTAAGGTACTAAGCATTTCTCCTGTTAAGTGTAGACTAACTGGGGCTATCTTCTTTCCTACACCCATACCCTTCTGGAAGTAATGTATCTTCTCTTTACCTGCTGAGAAGCCAGTGCCACCGAAAGCTTTATTCTTTTTAAGTGTAGTAGACTTAGGCGCTTCTATACGTACAGAGCCGCCTCCCTTACTTCCTATAAATCTGGCCTTACCTTGGATAACGTCTATGTAATTCTGAGAGTATTTAACGAAACGTGTAGCAGCTCCGAAGACTGGGCTAATGCCTTTCTTGATAGTATCTACAATGAGTTTAGCTATATTAATTACGCCTAGCTCTTTCCTAAACTTCTTATTTAAGTCTTTAAATGACTCTTTAAATATCTTCTCTATCTGGGCAGTAGAAAGGTTACTCTTCTTCGCCATTCATATACTCCTCGATAATACGGTTAACTCCCCGTATAATATCTGCCTTTAGTAACTGGTCTTCGTCTGGGATAAATTGGCGCTTAGGTAGGGTGTCTCCTACGTTATGGTTATATGCCTTAGGAGTTTGAGTCTCATCGAATATACCTACGACTACAGTATTACCTTCTATGCGATACTCTAGAGCGTTTAGCATATCTCCAGCTAGCTCTAGGTTAGGGTTAGTATCTCCCATTTTCTGAGCGTCTGCATAAGCTGTACTTAGCTTCTGGAATGAGCCTACGCCTGCTACAGGGCTTCTTCCTGAGCCTACGTTATCTAAGATAGACTCCTTAAGGAAGGTACCTATCTCCTCTAGTAATGCATCTGGGTCTGTACTTTTTTCTAGTACGTCTTCTGGTATCTCAAAGGTAAAGCTAACTTCGTCTAGGCTAATCATTTAACCTCTGGCTTAATTACTTCCTTCTTAGGGGGAAAGCCGAAAGCTGGCTTCTCTTCCTTCTTAGGTATAGAGCCTTCCTTAGGTACCATCTCTTTAGCTTTCTCTTCTGGGATACTAAACGAAGTAACTAGGATAGCTACCCCAGCGTCGTAAGTTAACTCTCCAGCTCCGACCTTAGCAGATACGTCTACGATAGCAGTTACCTGCGCTCCATTGAATACTTTAGTAGGGTCTGAGAATGCTACTGCGAAGTCTGCCTTAGTCTGCTGTATCATGGTTAACTTATCTTTAGCTTCGTCCTCTGATAGGTTAGGGTCATACTGCTGGATAAGCTCATGGTCTGCCCATAGTCCTAGATTTTTCATTAGCTGTAGATTTTCTAACTTCTCTTTATCGCTAATCATAACCTTAGGCTTCTTATAGATAATCTGAAAGCCTTCTAATGGTAATGTATTCTGGCCCTGAGTCGATAGCTGAGTAGCTACGATACGGTAAACTTCTTGCTCTACCTTCTGGTATAGCTCCTGATTTTCCTCGATAATCTGCTGAGTACTAGCAGACGATAGAAGTCTATCGAAGCCAGAGCTAAACTCCTGATTAGGATTTACAATCTGATTACCCTCGATACCTTGCTCATCTAGGATACAGCTAAGGTAAGTAGTAATAGCTTCCTTATGCCCTGCCATGTTAGGAGTAGGAGCGATAAAGCTAATATCTGAAGGCTTATCTTCTGGTCTAGACGACTGAGGTACCTCTACTGCTGTATACATAGACTGAGAGGCTATGGTTATCTTCTGCTTCTCTGGTCTAGTTACTTTAAGTATTCCTACCTGCATATTAGCAGAGGTAAGGTAAACGCTCATAAGAGCATTAAACTCTACAGTCTGGGTAGGTAAAGGGGATACGTTAGGATAATTCTTAGCGCAGTCCATTGGCACGTATACGAATGGAAGTATGCCATAAGGGTTAGTGCCATTAGGGTTATTAGGAATAGGCATAAACTGAATATTTAATTTATCTGTACCCTTCTCTCCTTTAACCTTTACCATGATATGTTGCCTATCAGTCCAGAAGGAATAGAAGCGCTCTCTGCTAGACTCGTCTACGTTACCTGCTTCTGCGATAGTGGCGTTATAATTATCTCCTGAGCCAGACGTAATAGAGTCTGCTGGGTAAGAAAGAATAACTACTTTAACTTTACCGTCCTCGTCTTTTACTAGGTCGTACTCATATGGAGCAAGTGAGAAGAATTTAAAGAATAGCTTAGTTTGGTTAGTAGCATCTGTAAGTCTGTCCATAAAACAGGCAAGAAGACCATGCTTATGCTGATTAAAACTAATGTCTAGCTCTTTCATAGCTTGATTAAGAGCGTATTTATCTACTAGCTCCTGATAGATTTTAGTAGCGGCCTCAGCGTTAGCTACCTTTCTGATAGGGGCTTCTTTATATGCTTTAGCTTTCTTATTAATAATCTTAGATAGGATAGAGTAATCAGTAACCGTATACATGGAATGAGTCTTAGGATACATCTGCTCTATACGTCTTTCTACGTATGGCTTAAGCTCCCCCGTCCTAATCTGCTCAGAGTCCCAAGCTATTCGCTTACGCTTAAGGTTACTCTCCGACTCTATTTCTTTTAAAGTATTCTGGATAAACTCGGGGGTAATTAGATAGTCCATTATATGTATCTCCTATATTCCACTTTATGTTATTAGTTCAATTACGATATGACCATAGCTTGTATATCCCTAGTTATTAGGTCTGCTCTTACGCAGTAATAGCCTAAGGCCGTAGTTATATGCTGCTCTCTTAATGAGTCGTCTTCTATAAGTTTAGCATCTTTCTTTAATTGAGTTAGGCGTAGCCCCTTGCTTAGGTCTTTAGCATCTTTATAGATAAATAGCCTGCTCTGTCCTGCTACGTTATGGCATATTCCATTAATAAGATTATGCCTAGCTTTAATAGGCGGATTGGCCTGAGGTACTTCTAGCTCGTATTCTAAGTAAGGCCTATTCTTGGGTCTATAGTTAGATAAGAAATTTTCTATTAAGTCCCAGTCTGGTCTGTTAGCTCTGGTATCGCTATGTCTGCCTGAGCTATCCCCGAAGAGTCTTATAATGGGAAATCCCATATCTAAGAAGCCGTCGTTAGCTAGCTCGTCAAACATATCTAAGGTACGCATACCTGCAATAATCCAAGTCTTACCTATATGGAATATACCGTTAATATGCTGGCCAGCTCCTATGCTCATAGGCTTACCAGACTTACTATTATTAAAATCTATCATTAGGTCTAGTGGGTACTTGTAATCCCAGCTATACGGAATATCCAGATAGTTCCTATCTTCTTCATACTCGTAGTAGATACGCTCCTGATTAATCTCTACCCATAGCCCTTCTAGAAGTCTCATGGCCTGCTTCTTATCTAGACTCTTCTTTAAGCTCTCTATGTACCATGGGGGAAGGAATGGGTTATCGGCTGTCTTACTGTAGAAGACTCTACGAGACTCTGAGATATTCTCCATAAAGTAAGTGTAGGCAGGGTGCGAAGGGCCAGCAGGGTTAGTAGCGCAGATTAGTAAATTCTCTGCTACCCCTTGCGCTCTCCCTAATCTCGCTCTAATTTCTGTAAGCATATCGACGCTGTCATTCTCTGTAAGCTCCTCGATAACTGCTAAGCTAAGCTCGTAAGAACGAAACTTAGTATAGTCTCCCTTATCCCAGCTTACACCGTAGATAATAGAGCCGTTAGGTAGTCGTATAGTAGTGTCTGATTTATTCCAGAAGTTACGAAGGTAAGGGTAATGCTTAAGTAGCATGGCCCATATTGTATTTTTCATATCCTTATGGACTCGACGACCGATTAGTACCCCTGCGCCTGCGTGTAAGATTACATGAGTCGCTATGATATGAGCTAACAGTAAGGACTTAGCAGACCCTACAGAGCCGCTTAGTAGTATTTCTAATGGCCCTAGATTGTAATTATATTCCTGCCTGATAAGGCTAATTACTTCTATCTGATATGGTACTAGGTATGGGTTAAATTCTGATATGGTAGGTACTGCGCTAGCTACCTGTACGGTAGTTACTTCGCTCATTTGTAGATATCGTATTTAATTAAAATTTCGTTTATCTCTTCTAGCTCTTTACTAACCCTATCGTACTCATTCCTAGATAGTGGGTTAATACACTCTAAAGCGTACTCAGCTATGGAGCATACCTTTTTTAGGTCTATCAATAGGTCGTCGATATCTGCGCTCATTTACCCTCTAGCTCTATTACTCTCTTCTTTAGATATCTATTCTCTTCTTTAAGTCTTTTAATAGTCCCGTTATCTTTACGAGCGATAACCCTAAGAAGGTTAACTTCATTTACAAGGTCTTTATTATATTCTTCTAATCGGGCCGTAAGCCTTACTAGCATTTCTGTCTTCTCGTTATTACGAGTACCAGCGTCTCCATTCATTCCATTACCCATAGTACGAATAGCCATATAATGCTAGCGCCTACTGCTCCTGTAATGAAGTCGGTACTCATAGGCTTTGAGCATAACCAGCGATATTAAGGAGCTTCTTAAGGCTCGTTACTTGTCGCTGTAGTTCGCTATTCTCTAATCTAAGTCTATCGTACTCTTTAGCTTTATTAACCCATGCTCTGTTAGATATCTTTTTAGGCTGTACTTCAGCTCTAGGGATATAAACCTTACCGTCTGGAGAGAATGAGTAGTAGCAGTTATTTAAACAGATAACCCTTCTACCATTGGCAGACTTACAGAATTTAGTGTTATCGTCGTTACCGCATTCTGGACATTTAAACGCTACATAGAAGGGAGGAGGTACTTCTGCTGGGTTAATAATCTCGTAATGGTCTGGTAAAGTCTTAGTAGAGAAAGACGTAATCTTATCTGCTAGCGCCTGAGTAATTCTAATCTTATCGTTACTCATTATGAAGCTCCATACATAAAAGGTTAGGCATTGTAGACCCATACCTTAGACCCGTCTACGTCGTCGTAGGTAAGAAAGTTATTAGCTATATTGATATTAGAATAATCGAAGTTAAAATATACCTTGGAGGAATTAGTTATCCCATTATTATAAGTTATCTCTAGCGTCTTAGTTAGGTTACTCATTATCATGGCTCCATGTCTGAAGTTTTAACCAGTAGCTTCTAATGGTCTTATCTGTAATCTCTAATACCCAGCTAGCTTTACCCATTACTGCGTACTGAAGTGTATTAACCACGTTATTAAACGAGGCCACTACGATTAATATTAGTAGTGCTGGTAGTACTGTAAGTCTCTTAAGCATTTTCTAGCTCCATGTATGCGGTCTGTATTTCTATTTCTTTAATAGTTTTTTCATATAAACAGTATGCGTAGTTATCGTCTTTATTATAATCCTGTTTTAAATATGAGATTAAATTTATAACTGTCTTCTCCATATTCTCGATACGAAACTTACGGGGGTTAATCATTTCTTTAGTAATCATTGTTTGGCCCATTTAGCTTTATTAATCTTCCATGCTCTCTTAAGGAAGCTGTAATGATATCTACCGTTAACGCTTGATACAGTCTCGATAGTAAAATTACCTTCTGGCCTGCGCTTAAATCCAGATAAGTAAAACTCATTCCAGAATGGGTTATAGTGATAAGGGTTACTCATTTTCTTCCTTTTTTGCTGGTAGGTTATAAGCTAACTTAATAAAGTTTTTAGCTTCGTCTGTTACGTCTATAGTCGTCTTCTCTTTAAATGTATTAGATACAGAATTTAAAATAAATTTCGTAAAATTACTATCGTAGGCTTTAGTTAGCCCTGCTTCTACTAGCATCTGCTCCTGTAATTCCTTACATCTATTATATGCGTGTAAAAAGTCTGGGTAATCTTCGCACCAATTAAGTAAAGTCTTAGTAGTTACCCCTAACTCTCTAGCAGAGAAGCCCTGAAAGCTAGGAAATCGATTAAATTCTTTCTCTTTCTTAAAGCCTGTAGACTCTTTAAATATATCTACTGAGAAGTAATCTATCATACGCTGGCAGTATGCTGGGTCGTACTTAGTAGGTCTACCAAACTCGTAGCCATCTGGCTTAGCTTTCTGTTTACCGTTAGGCTTTAGCTTTTTAATTTCTTTACCCATGAGCGAATATCTTTAGTGCTAGTATTACTATTAGACCTAAACAGACGTAATCTACGAAGTCTTCTTTAAGGTACTTCATTAGCTCAGCCTTAAAAAAGCTACCTGTAATAGGCGCTCATTCTGTAAATATGCGTTAATAAGTTTACCGATAATGGTCTGGTCTTCTGGATTAATTTCTAGGGTTACTTTAACTGAGCCGTCTACCTTAGTAGAGACTCCTGATAGTATAGCTTGACAGCTACCTAATTCTGCTATTTTTACGCTCATGCTGGGCCTTCGCCTAGTAAGTAAAGTAGTCTTCGCTACTAATACTATCTAGCTTAGCTTAATCTATAGATACTCTGTCAATTTTAAAAATGTACTTTCTTCTTATCTTTAAAAGACGCAGGGCCGTATAACTCCCAGTCTACCCATGCCTGTACGCTACCATATAATAAAACTATCTTGGCTTTTACAGAAGGCTCTAGCCTAATGCTGGTAATCTTCTTAGCCTCCTTACCCTTTAATGGTCTGCCTATTTTCTTACTCATATTAGACCTCCCCTTTATTTTCTAACTCTTCTTTAGCTGCTTCCATAGCTGATAGCCAGCCATCCCAGTAAGCTATCTCTCTAGCTGCGTATTTAGCAGTCTCTTCGTCGTTATGCTTACGAGCTGCTGCGTATCTAACCTTAGCAGAA